TTTAGTTTAGCGATCTTGAGCATACGGTCAAATAATGACTCCGCTTTGACCGTATGTATTTTATTTCTTAGTTCTCCGTTTACATATAGTGTAACGTTGTTTTTTTCTAAATCGAGTTCTATTGTAAAAAACTCTTTACCTTTTATCTTTTTTGGATCCATCTGAACCATTTAAAAGTTTAGTACGATACACTGCATTAGGAATTTTATTTTTCCTTGCTTGATGGTCTACATAATCATTTAATATTTTAGATATCATAGCTCCTGGAGCTCTAAATTTATCTTTACATAAACCTTTAAGCAAATCAAAATCAGTTTTCTTTATTGCTACAGATTTCCATTTACTTATGTCCATCTTTAACCTCCATGTCTTTAGTTAAAACTAATGGATCTTTTATTTTTTTTTGGTTACTTCTTAACAATGCAAACGGATCTACAAGCGCAGCTGTAGATTCTAAAACTTTAGAGGTTTCATGTAATTTTTTTACACTCTTTTCTAATTCCTCTAATCTTTTTAATAACTTTGTAAAAACATTTTCTAAAGTTACTAAGGCATCATTAAACCTTTCATCTCCTTCAGGTCGTTGTCCTAATGGTAATTGATCATATCTTTTTGGATCATTTATATTAAAACTACTTGTTGTGTTTGTTGTTTTTATTGACGGCATATTCGTCCTCCTTTGTTAGTTGTCGGCATTCTAATTCATCTTCTAATAAAATAGTTGCCATGGTTTTATCAAATGGATAGTGCTTTCTATTAAGACCATCCGTAAAATGCACATCAGCAATTGTATCAACATACATATCGAAGTGCATTGAGTCTTGTATAATAGAGCCATCCCAATCGTTATCAGGAATTAAGGATAGCTGCTCATCTACTTGTTCAAATATTGTTTCTAATATTTGACTTTTACTTTTTTGTTTTTGCATGAAATCTTACATATATGGGATAAAACGATAAGTCAAACACTATTGCATTGTAATTTCAAAAAAGTATAAATAATTATGGTTATTAAATTTATATTACTAAGTATGTTTTGTTTTGATATAAATAACGAGGTTAAATGCGGTGAATATATGAGAAATAACCTCTCAGATGCCACAGAATGCTTATCTATGGCAAATGCTATAGGTAGAGCCCAAAAACTTAAAATGAAAAAAATAGAGGGTAATTTGGTCGAATATAGGGCACAATGTATAGCAATAGACTTAAAAGGCTATAATGTTGACCATTCATTTAAAATATCTTATAATATCTTATGACAGCTTATCGTATCAGAGCATGTATGGGAGGTCAGGCAATTGACGAAATAATTCAAGGACCTGATTTTAAAACAGCTGCTTTAGAGTTGTCAGATAAAGTGGACCAAGGGCTAGTTAAATCTAAGGATGACGGTTACACTGGTAATAAAAGGGTTCACATAACTTATGAGGAACTAAAATGAGTCCTGAAAAAATAAAGTTGTTAAAAGAGCTTCAAGCTCTTGAAAACAGATGGACATCAGAGTTACTAACTCATGGTGGTGTTCACACTGGAATGACTAAAATAGAATCTGATATTAGATCTAAAAGAAACGAGATCAAATATCAAGACGTACAAGAAAACTTACTAGCATCAGCTTAAGTTTTTATTGTAAATTCAAAAATTAAATTTTTCTTGTAGGCGTCTTTTCGGCAAAATAAACTCATAGTGATTTATAATATTAAAAAGTTTTTTTCTTTTACTAACACTATAAGGTAAAAATAATTTAGCTAATGAATAAGCTTTTTGATGAGAACATCTCCATCGCCATTGATCTTTTTTATTTAAAGATCCTTTTGCTTTACCTTTAAAATGTATAGTACCAGTTTGAACAATATCATAAAAATTTTTAATACAATCTAAATCAGTCATTGCTATTTCCATGCCCACATTCCATTTTTTATAAATCTTACCATTGGGACTCTTACAATTATATTTTGCATAATTTATATTACCTTCACCATCAAATAATCCAGCTGCATATGCAATTAAATCTTTGTTATCATGTGGTAAATTTTTATTTTGCATCTCCCCAACTTTCTCCAATACCTTTATCAACAACTGATGGCACTTTGAATTCTATAGCATTTTCCATTATTCTTTTTATTTCATTTGCATGATCATTATTTTTTATATTAAAACAAAGTTCATCGTGTATTTGTAACATGGGTAAATGTCCTTCATTGTAACAATTTAACATTGCTTGTTTAGTTTGATCAGCAGAAGATCCTTGAATTAATCTGTTTAGTGCTTTGTATGTATATGCTCTTTTAATATTATCTTTTCCATATTTAGCTACAGCATCATCAAATTTTTCTGCAACATGTAATCCAAAGTCTTTTGTTTCCCACATTTCAAATCTGCATTTACGACCTTTCTTAGTTCTTATTACTCCTTTTTCGTCTGCAGCAAATTTACATCTATCAGATAATTTTTTTACAAAAGGCACTTTGTTATTATATTTAACTATTAATTGATCAGCTTCATCTTTACTAACACCTAATGATAAAGCTAATTTATTTTTACCCATCCCATACATTAAGCCTAATCCAATTGTTTTAGCTTGCGATCTTTCAATACCTACTAGATCTGCTACTGTTTGATGAAAGTCAGCTTCTGTATTATGATAAGCCTGCACTAATTCATTTGATCCTTCATACCCATCTCCAATTGATGCTGCATAATGAACCGTCATTCGTGGCTCTTGCTGTGAATAATCAAAACTCCCCCATTTATAACCCTCTTCTGGTATGAATAAACTTCTTATCTTAGGACCAAAGTCTTTATTTCTAGCTGGTACTTGCTGTAAATTTGGATTGCTCATACTTAATCTGCCTGAAACTGTGCCACCGTTGTCCGACCTTAATTGTTGGATCTCTGCGTGAATTCTACCATTTACTTGATACTTCATAATAGAAGATAAAAAAGTTCCATGAAATTTATTGACCTCTCTTGCTTGCACAATTAATTGTGCTATTTTATTTTTATTATTACTCAACCAATTTTGTGTAAAGGAAGGTTCTTTTGTTTTTTCAGTACGTGGATAATCTAATTTCATTTTGTCGAAAGCTCTGGCAATCTGGCGTGATGCCCAAATGTCTACTTCTATTCCTGATTCTTTTTTTATGGCCATTAGTATTTCTTTCTCTTGGTTCAACATTTCTTTTCGTAATACTTCAGCTTTTTCCACTTGGACTCGGATTCCTCGTTGGCGCATTTTTATAAGCACTGGAATAAGATTAGATTCTAGTTCCCATATAGTTGTCAAACTTTGTGTTTGTATTTCTTGTTTAAATCTTTGCCATAACTTTAAGGTAAGCACTGCATCTTGTTCTGCATAATACCCAACGTGTTCAGCGGGTAACTTCCACATTTCTGCTTTTGGGTCTATGCCATGAGCTGCTGCAGCTTCTCTTAATTCTGTTTCTGCTTTTATTTCTCCAAGATAATCAACTGATAAACTGTTTAAACTATATTGATATCTGTTTTCATCTATAAGTGCTGCGGCTATCATTGTATCTATAATTGGTCCGTTGACCGTGATGCCTGATGCTTCAAGCCAACCTACATCATACTGTGCGTTATGAAATATTTTAGGACAAGGTAAACTACAAACTTTTTTCATGTAAGCTTTTACTTGTTCAGGTATCATGTTACCTCCACCTAAATGGCCAAATGGAAAGTATCCTTGCCATCCATCTACTGCAACTGCAAAACCTACAATCTCTCCTTTACCTAAAGCCCAACCAGCTCCTAGTCTATCATTGATACCATCATCTCTAGTTTCTAAATCTATTGCTATTTCTTTTGCATTAGATAAATCTTTATATTCTAATGGTGTATTCCAAATAGATTTTTTAAACGTCAGTGTTAGTTGAAGGCCTTTGCTCATATTTTTTTTTAAATCTTTTATACCATGAAAGATTTCCTATTGTTTTCATCCATGATGTATCTCTACCATTTTTTTTACACCATTCATAATGATTATTAAGAATGATTGTTAGAATTTTTTTATTTTCCTCCATTATAAACTCATTGATATTCCAGCTCTTGGGCTTAGAGGTTTAACTTCATGATAAGTCCCTTTAGGTACTTGAATTAAGTCACCTTTATTTAAAGTAAAATTATGCTTGTCAAATATCCATTTTGTTGATCCTTGAACTTGCCAAAAATAAACGTCATCTTTATCACAGTGTCTACCAAAAGTATTAGATTCTATAACTAAATTTATATAAAGATGAGCCGTATTTAAATTCAATCTTTTTAAAACATCCGCTACTTCGGAAATTAAATTTGCATCATGACTAACAATAAATCCTAAGTAATTATGTTTAATTTCATTTTTGTAAATAAAAGAATAATTTAAATTGTATAATAAAGATTCCCATGAGGGTACATTACTTTCAAAATTTTTAAAAATTTTTACACTATCCATATTTTCTGCAAGATCTCCCACTTGAGTTTAACGTTGCACCACCTTGATGTCTTATCTCTTGAAAAAAAACTACAATGGTACATCTTTCTCCAACGAAATCATCTGCTGCATGATATTGATTTGAATCAAATAAAAAAAGTTTGTTAGGTTCAAAAGCAACCTTAGTGGTCAGCTGAAATTGTTTATTATGTTTTTCAACTAAAGTTTCTAAAGATTTGTTTTCTTTATAAGCATTCATTGATTCTTTTAAATAACCAATTCTATCTTTGATAATACCCTTTGGTTTATATAAGCTTGTCCCACCTACACCTTCTCCACCTGAAATATATATTAAACAACTTATTTCATCTCCATCTTGATGTATGAACCCTTTTCCCTTCATTGAAATTTTTTGAAAATGCATTCTTGCACTCCATGTTAAATTTTCATATTCGTTTGGAAACAATGCTTGAATAATTTTTGTTGTGGTCAAATTAAAAAAAGGTTTATTTATTTTATGTAATAGATCAGATCTTTTTCCAGGCCATGTGCCATCATTTGAAAAATATTCTACTTCTTCTGAAATTTTTAAAACTTCATCAAAATTATTGTAAAAATTTTCAATAATTAATGATGGCCATTTAAACATTTATTTTTTATTTTTTAAATGTTGTTTTTCTAATTCACAGTAATGGATAATTTTATTTATATCCTCTACTGTATTACCTTTAAATAAATATCTGCAAACATATTTAATAACATTTGCTTGAAAAGGATTAAGATTATTTTTTCTTATAAAAGTCCATGGTTGAATAACAAAAGATTTATAGTGGGATCCTCCAATTTGTTTTTCATCTGCATCTTTAGCTTCGTCTAGCAATCCTTTATTTGTCATTTTTCTCCTGGACATATATTAAATAGTCTGCACCAATTGGATAGTTAAACTTATAGTCAGTTCGTAATAAATGTAAAGTTTTTCTTGCACGAGTTGCACCAGTATACCAAACTCTTCTTTCATCACTTTTTTCTTGTTTAGATTTATGAGAATAATCTGATGGAAAATTTCCCTTACTATATAATACAACGTGATTAGCTTCCCCACCTTTAACTGAATGAATAGTATCTATTGTAATAAGTGGATCCTTATCTAATTCTTTTTGTCCATATCTTCTTAACAATCTAATAAAGTGTCTTACTTGTCTTGGTTTAAAATTTCTTCTTAATATCCAATACCAAGGTTTCTTAGCATCCTCATCTTTTAATTCTAAACCACACCATTCTTTTAAATCGTTAAAATTATATTCTTTAAAGTCAGGTTGTGCTCTCCAAAATTTATCAGTTCTATAATCAGGATCAGCAAGTTCTCTAATATACTTATATAAATTCCTTGCTTGTTTTTTATCTAATTTTTTATCTTTTGTAATTGCAGTCCAAGCTTTAATTGCCTCCCATTGCTTTTCATCAAAACATTTATTGTCTCTATTATCTTTGTAATATAAGCCTGCATCTTTAGCTAACATTCTAAGTTCGTTAACTGTTTCAGTAATACGACCAAGTATGTACCAATCCTCTTTTAAATTTTCAAAAGGAATTTCTTTAAATGACAAATAACTCTTTACATAACCTTGGCTTTTTCCTGGTAGATATTCTTTCTCTTCACTGTCTCTTATACCTCTTCTTATAACTTGTGAGAATTGATAGATAGCTTCTCCAAATCTTTGAGTCTTTCTTAATTTTACTTTTCGACCTGGAAAAAACTTTGTAAAATATTTTGGATCTGCACCATTCCATTTATAAATACCTTGATCATCATCTCCCGCTAAATAAATTTTATCTGACTTCATAGCCATCTTATAAATTACAGACCATTGCAGCGGTGTACAGTCTTGAGCTTCATCTAAAATTAAAACCTTTAGCCGTGGAAAGTCCACTTCTTTTATGGTTCTTTCAATCATGTCATCAAAATCTATAAATGATCTTTCTCCCCCACCTTGTTTGTAATGTTCATAGGTAGAAATCTTACGATTAAAAACTGTTAACGAATCTTTTTTATATGATTCTTTTTTATACACCTCTTCAGGATTCATTAATAAGTTTCTTGCTTTACTATAAATACCAAGTGACCAATCTTTAAAAGTAAATGCATCGTCAGCCAATCTTTTGTCAGATGTCTTTATTATCTTTGTCTGTAATGCAAAATCTATTGCACAATGTTTTGGATCAAATACTTCTTCTTGAAAATATCTTCTACAATATGTGTGTAGTGTTTTAAATCTAAGAAAGTCTTCAGAGGAGTAATTTGGAAAAGCATCCATGGCTCTTTTTACTGCAGTGTTAACAGCTTTGTTTGTAAATGATAAGTATGCAATATCTGATGGCTGCACTCCTCTTCTTAAATAATTTTTTAAAACTCTTTCAATTAAAGTATATGTTTTACCAGTTCCTGGAGGACCAAAGATTTTAATAGTTTTTCTATACAGATCTTCTAATATTTTAAGTTCTGAATTTTCCTGTATGGAATTCATCATCCATCTCCGAAGGTTCACTTTTCTTTTTAGGTTCAGGTGCAGCAGATTTATAATCTACAAACTTAGGCATTGTTACATACCATACATTTTTTTCTCCACTACCGGGATGATACTCTAATCTTTCACATCCTAAAAGATTAAATGCTTCATTAGCTGATCTAAACACTTTATTCTTACCTAAAAAATTTTCAAATGTAATTCTTTTAAAGTAACAAACATTTGTTTCTGAATCTAATACTACATAATTATCTTTTAATTTATTGAAGTCATCTTCTTCAATATGATTTTCAAAAAACTTTTTGAGAAAACTATATTTTTGTTCTCCAATATTATCTTCAAATTTCATCTGCTCATTCTCAACTGCTTTCTTAACAATTGTAGACATCAACATTTCAAAAGGAGAAGGGCCTGTTCTTGGTCTTGGTAGTGTCATCCAAAATATTCCATACTTTAATAATTTAACTCTCCATGATTTTTCATCTTTCATATCTTCAGGACTTACAACTATTTTTTCCCCTTGAAAATTAAAAGTAAACTCAATTGTTGTTGGTGTTCTTATAAAAGTTATTTCATCAAAATCATCTATAAGATCTGGCACTTGACTACCAATTCCAAGCTTTCTAAATTTACATTTTTCTTTATCACAAAGAGGTGTATTGCATCTAAGATTATAGTTTTTTTTACTTACTGAATTTGCTACGGTATTTACCACTTCTCTTTCATCAAGTGGTGTTGTAAAAATTTCTTTATTTCTTTCTAATAAAATATTTGTAATTTCTTTTTTAGATAAATTACCATCGCTTTTTTTCATTTCTAAAACACCAATATTAAAAAGTAAATCATTCCTATGGTTACCTGACCATTTTTCAGAAATCATTTTTTGACAGCATGGAGGATATTGTTTCCAATCACTTTCAGGCTCATAATCTTTTACTTTAATTTTATTTAATTGATCTAAAGAAATAGTTTTAAGTTTTACTAATTCTAAAAAAGCACCTATCATAACAGGTGTATTACTATCATTATAGGCAAATTCAGTAGTAGAATTCATATTATAGTAAGGCATGTTTAAACATTTATTCATAGGAAATATTTCTTGGGCTTGGAAGAAATCATTATTCCATTGATGTAATTTTTTAATTACATCTTTAATAGGATACCAATTATCTAAAAATAAAAATAAATGTAAACCACCAGATTTTGAACGAGCTGGTATCAAAGGTAATTTGTATTCTTTTATTATATCTACAATTTTTTTTTGATTATAATCTTTATAATTATGAGGATCTATATCTATACATCCCCATTTCACTACATCATCTTTTTCTGGTTTAATTCCTATTCTTTGCTTTCCATCTAAATGATCCTTCCATAATTTAAGGGTAACTGGTTTGTGAACCGTGTAAGTTTCTACTTGAACTTTGCCACGTTCATCTACCTCTCCCGTAGAAGAGGTAGTTATGAACAATGTACTATTACCCTCAAATATTTTAAAGAGTTGCTCCTCCATAAAATTTAAAATGGAACAGAGTCTTTATTTGAGTTATTACCTACAGATTGATTATCATCATCAAAATTTACTTTTCCAAAAATGTCACTTTTCATTGCACTTTGGTAAAAAGCTTGAGTAGTTTCTAATGTTTTTAAATTATCAATAGAAGTTAAATATTTATTAAAATCTACAACCCAACCATACCAAGAGTTTTGTGAATTAGACTCCTTGGTAGTGGACAATTTATAAACAGTTGACCAAGATGGTGGATTAAACATTCCTTTACTACCTTGTACTCTCCTAGACATAATCATAGAGTTCCATGTCTTTGATTTTTTCTTTTGAGTAGATTTCATAGTAATCAAAGCTTGTTCTAATGGATTATAATTTTCATCCAAAATATAAACAAAATGATTTCCTGTATCTTCAACATAGTTACCGTTTTCAAGTCTATCTTTGTTGTCGGCTCCTCTTGTTGTTTGACTCATAATTGCAGGATCAGTATGAATAGCTACTGGTCTACCTGGGCTATCTCCTTTGTCTTTCCACTCATTAAAAGTGTTTATGTAAAGACAAGGTACAACCATCAACCCTTCTCTACCTTTCCAAACTTTACCAGATGTTTCACTCCATATGTCTCCTTGCTTAGCAGTTTCAACATACTTGCCATCAGTCTCATCTAAGACTGGAGAGTTTGCATAAAGTATTTTTAGTATTGGTAGTTTTTGGTCACGAGCTGTTACAAACTCTTGACCTTGTCCAGCCATTTCTTCTAAGTTAATAGCAGCTGGTAACTTTGTTTCTTTTTTCGTCATTGCTTTTCGTTCTATCATGTTTACTCCTTCGTAGTTATTTTAGTTTTATTAGCAACGTAGGTCCCAAACAGATCAGCTGGAACATCCTTACCTAAGTCTTGAA